ACTCTAGCATCAACAGCAGTATTAAAATCAGTAATACTACTGGACGGAATTCCAGTAACACTAATAGCTATAGTGGATCCATTAGTCCCCTTGGACAATCCAATACCATTAGTTCCTGTAATATCAGCAGGTAGGGTAGCAGCATAGGTCAAACTATTCCAAACAGTTGTTCCGTCGCCAATCTTATACCTACCAGTTGTTGTATCATATCCCCACTCTCCAGCAGACAAAACGATACTACCAGCAGCCCACTCACCAGTTGATCCACGACGAACTTGAATTAATGTTTTAACAGCCATAGTAATATCTTTCTTTTAAAAATTAGTTTAGGGGGAACCACAGTCAAAATCATAATCATCTAGATAAGTATCTAATCCATCTATTCTAAAAACACTCAAATTACCAGTAATCTTACTCATAGGAATATCTGGAAGATCACTAATTGCGATATTGCTCTTATCACTTAATATATTTACACTGTTATATCCAAATCTTTCAATTTCTACAACGCCAATATTATCAATATAGCTAGTTTCCAAGCTTATAATATTTGGCTCAATATTTTCAATAACTATAGTAAATTCACTCATATTTGACAACCTAAAAGAGTATTGTCTTCACTATATCTATGTATTATCTTAACTGTTCCATATATTAGCCTTATTATTTCCTTACCTCCAGAAGTATACATCTCGCTGGGACTTTGTAATTCAAGATCATATTTAGCAGTGGCGAAAGAAAATGAATTAGTCTTGGAGGCCGGGAACTGTAATAATAGTTTACCTTCTGCTCCAGTAAGTGTGAATTTATATAAAGTATAATCCACATTTGTTGTTGAATATACTTGAACTATACCCTCGTCTGTTGTCCATATTAATCTAGCACACCAACCCGTAATGTTTATAGGTAGATCACTACTATCCTTATAAATAAGAGATAATTTAAATGATGATCCTTGTTCTATAGAGAAGTCATATTTTGATGCTGGCATTTATAGACTCCTAAGAAAATAGACTTCTATCACGATCTTTATTATATGGCAACATATACGGATCAAATTTATTGCCAACAAAAGGTCCAAGAACAGCAGAAATATTAGTGGCATTAGCTATTTCAAAATCTTCTAAAAAGGACTTATACAAAGAGCATGGTCCTTGATCTAGCAAAATCTTAAATCCTGCAAGATTTCCTTTTATGCTTAAATTAGCCGGGCCCATAGCTGCTTTCACACCCTCTAATGCTGCTTTTGTTCTAAAAATACTTTGATCTATAATACAAGCAGACTTGAGGGCCACGCAATTTATAAATATGTCGTCTTTAGTGGCAGCTTCTGTTGGATCTGGAGTAATCTCTGGTTTTAAGATATTAATGACATAGTCTTTAAAAAAACTAAAATCTGTTAATACAAAATGAGCACTAACAGCTATTGCTTGTTCTAATCGAGCATCTGCAAAAGCATACGGAGACACTAAATCATTGATCAATACCCGAACAATAATGGTAATATCTTTTTTCCATGCCATAGTTTTTTCTCCAAATTTATTTACACCTAAAGAGATTATTTAAATTATACTCTTATAAAAAAAGGGCCAGCCTTTTGAGCTAGCCCTCTTTTATTATTATAAAAAATGAGAAGACAATATAATATTATAGAGCTCCTAATAAAACTCTTCGATTATCTAGAACAGCAAAACCCTGCTCTGCCCAGCCGTAAAAACCGGCTCTCTTCTGGCGGTGCAATGTTTCGTCTTCAAAAATCTGGACTTCTTGGCGAACCGGCATAATAAAGCTATCTCTCTTTCTGAGATCAAGACCAACGACTATTTCTGTCTTTGATCCAGGTAGAGAAGCAGCTAATGTCGACTCATAGAACATTTCATACTCTTGTCCTTCTCCGAGTTCATCTACATCATGTAGATTTACTCCGAAGACACGATTAAGAGTACCATCAGCAGCGGTGTAGATTTCTCTACGGGTTACTTCATCTAGCTGATCAAGTCCCCAGTTACGAATATCTTCCATTGCTTCTGGAGAAATATAAAGATCTGTTAGAAGACCTCTATTCTGTGAAGAAGAATTACCGCCACCATTTCTACGCATAACGGTCTTCATCAAGCTAACTAATCTCTTGCTAAACATACCAGCTGATGTAGCATCACTATCGTATACAACGACGTTTCTGTCTACTCCAGCAGCTAATAGGGTGTGCCATCCATCATCATTCATTTTCTTAACGAATGAAGACTCTAGAACTTCCATAGCCCTACCAACAACATCCCACCTAGCATCCCTAGCATATTTGAGAAGATAGTCAATTGAAGCACCTATGTCAAAGGTTGGAACCATTACATAGTCGCCTTCAACATGACGTTCTGGAATATAGCCATGATTAGGAACAGTATATGCAACAAAGTCTTTTTCTGTTCCTGGTGCTAGAAAATCTAATGGAAATTCTGGAGTAGCACTTTGAGCTAACTGAATAGGTTCAAAAATACCCCCTAAAATATCTCCACTTAATAAAGCCTGTCTGAGTGGAAGCTCTAAAGCTTTTGCAAATTCTGCATTTGCTAACATAGAAACTTCTCTTTTTGAGGATCCGGAACGAACTAATAGTTCAGTAAGTTCTGGCGTTGGTTTGAAAATTTCTGCTGGCATTTTTTTCTCCCTTACAAGTTACTTGGATATGGATATTATTGACCGAATTAGACAATATTGATTGAAACTTTAGCATAACCATCTGCATCTAAAGTACTTAAAAACTGACCTACTCGTGCGGTCATATTTCCAGTAACTCCAGATGGAGAAGACAAGCCAGTAGGAACAACAGATGTCATTTTACCATCGGTACTAAGGTAAGCTGGTTTTCCAGCTACTGGAGTACCAGAGATCAAATTAGTCGTCACAACACCTGCTCTTAAAATAGAGACTTTACCACCCACCTGAACTTCGTCTTTGTGCCAATTAATATGCTGTCTAGTTAAATCAAGATTAACGACATCATTTAAAAGAACTCCTACTGGCATTTGGCCAGAAGCCACAGCAGCATATGATACAACAGCAAGAGCATCATCCATAGCTACTCCACTACCAGCTGTTGATAAGCATACAATGCCACCTCTAGTAGCTGTCGTGTTCATGAAAAAAGAAACGTCTGTTAAAATTTCTATACGGTCTGGTTTAAGAGCCATTATTAATCTCCCTTAGTTAGTAAGTTTTTTGCCTAGTCTAGCACATACAAATTGAACGAGTTCTGCCCTGGTGGTATCCATCTCAGACATCTCTGATGCTCCACCAACACCAAGATTAACATCTTCTTGAACCTCGACGTTCTCAAGAATAGAAGAATCTACTTTTAATTTCATTGCCATGTCTTCTTTCATTGCCGTGTCTTCTTCTTCATCATTCATCATACCTTCTTCCTTCTTTTTCTTCTTTTCATCCACTATCTTCTGTAACCATCCAGGCATAGCAGCAAGCAATTGTCTCATACCTTCAAAAGCTGCATCATCCATATTTTCAAATTTATCAACAGTAGAAGAAGCTAAATCTGTAGCTATACCACTTTCTACTAAAGAAGCGGTACGAGCTAATTTCTTTTTGTCTTTTAGCATTTCTGCTTCAGCAATTTTATATTGACTAATTAGAAGATTAGCACTCTCTAATTCTGCTTTAAGGTTGTTAACAGCAGCTTCAGCATCATCTTCTTCCTTGTCCATTTCTTCTTTACTCTTTTTTGCAGCTTCAGCATCATCTTCTTCCTTGTCCATTTCTTCTTCCTTGTCCATTTCTTCTTTACTCTTTTTTGCAGCTTCAACCTGTGTTTCAAGACTAGCTACGTGAGCCCTAAGATTATCCGATGCTTCTTTAGTATAAACAATATCTGTTGAGTCAATAACAACTGTTCGAACTCGTGAAGGGTCACGCCACTCCGATGCAGGAGTTGCTGTTTCTGTTTCAGCGATTATTTTTGTTTCTTCTGAACTCATAATAGTATTCTCCGAATTAGTGTTGGCTCGTACAGTAAATACACCTGAATTTATAATTTCTTCTCTTTTTTGTAAAAATTTTAAAGAATCTTTATTAAAAATTATACTATCTGGGTTAGCTGGTCTATCAACAAAGCCTTTGCCAGAAAAAGTAATATCTTTTAATACTCGCCCAATAAGATAGTTTTCGTGTTGTCCAATACCCCCATAAGACCTTAAATATTTTGTTAAATGAGAGGTATCATTATTTCTTGCTAATATTTTATACTGTCCTGTTTCTATGTTTGTTAACCCATAATCAAAAGACTTAAAGAAACATTCCATGCTTACAAACTTATCCCCAGATTCAATTTCGTCTATCAGTTTTTGAGCCCGTGCTTTTAATTCAATATCTGTAAAAGCCCTATAAATGACAGATCCTGTAAGAATATGATATTTATCTGGAAGTTCAGACATATCAATATCTTCGCTAATAAGAGTTCCTTCTTCGGTTATTGGCCAATTAGACGTTATATGCCCTATGATACAACTTTCATCATGCTCTAGATTAGTTGGCTTATCTTCTGGAGTATGTCTAGCTTTCCAGATTTCTTGTTTGTCGAAAATATCGTCATTTTTATTCCACGAAGAACTAACCAATATAGACTGAACAAAATATAGGTCTTCGTCTCCGATAGAAGCGATGGTGCTATTTAATGGATAGTCTTTGAATAGGGAGCGAGAAACCATATTAATGTTTGTGGATAAGATATTAGTATCTTTTGTTGCAATAGCTAATGAAGAATAACAAATAGAAGATTTAGCAGAGATAATCTCTGATAGTCCATCATTTTTTTCGCTATCAAAAATAAACATAGTTACCTCAAAAATATACTAGACTGTAGAAGGACGCTTTCGCTTGTTTAATATCTTCAACAGACAAATCTTTATTCATTTCTGCTTTTAATCCACTTAACCATACACTATATTCCTTCATTTTATGGATAATTTCAATATTATCTATCTTTGTAAAATATGCTTCTATCTTATTTTTATCTATCTTTTCGAGTGGATCCAAACAAAAGAATATCTTCGTTTTAATATTGTCCATTTCCTTAATCTCTTCGCTAGATAAACTCCTAAGATTCTTTTTTTGATAAAAATCTAACATGACCGGATTAATAATAGAATTAATATGTTCTTGTGCATCAAAAGCCCACATTAAGACTTTTGCCCCTGTTTGTGGAGCAAAGTTTTTAGGTTTTCTACCTTCAGTATCTTTGGAATTTTTAGGTCTTCCTTGATTAGGCTGTCCTTTATTTTTCTGTTTTGATAGGTCTTCTAATTTTGGACTAGCAGGTATATTTGGTGGCCTATTCATTTCTATTGAGGTTTTTTCTCCTGGTTTTTTATCCTCTAGCTCAAGCCCTACTTGACTAGGTGTTACTATTCCATTTTGTAAGGAGATCTTTTTAAGGGCATTATCTACCTGTGGATCGTGCCAAGGACCAGATTTCTGTATCATTCTATCTCCAGCTCTGTCTCTTGTTTCTCTGTTGAGTCTAGATTTTTCCATGTCTGGATTTAGCCCAAATCTACTTTGTATAATTTCATCAGATATTAAATTTCTATCTGCTAATTGTATCAATAGTGCTTTTTCTGCATCCTCATTAGATAAATCCATTCTATCAAATTCTATGTGAGCAGGATATTTAAATCCCATAGCTCTTTGGACTAATTCTATTTCCTTTTCCCAAAACTGAGTAAGAGTATCTCTTCCATATTGAAGTCTTTGTGTTAAGGTTTTTAGAGAGATAAAATTATTTGTTGTTCCAGAACCATATGTTCCAGTAAGAGTAGGGGGTATTCCTAGACCAGCATACACAGCATTTAAATGTGGTATATATTTACCTTCTCCTAAAAATTGATGTACATTTGTATTAGATTCTAATAATTCAAGATCTGGCCCCCATACAATATCCATTGTTCCACCACCAACATTATTGCCTAAAATTTGGGCTAATTTTGCTGTTGCTGCTTTGGTTGGAGCTATCTTATGCTCTAGACTACCTAATTTAAAAATTCTTATATTGGATATCGCCCCATCTAAAGCGGCCATATCAGCTAGTTTTAATTTTTCTATAATAACGATATCGTCCATGATAGCATACATCATAGGATAAGCCCAGCTTTGCCAGTCATCTTTCTTGTAGTGGAAGACAATAGTTTTTTCTTTGTCTAGAACATATGGTTTTTTGCTCTGTGCTGATTCAACTATTTGACTTGGTAAGTTAGCTACTATCGCTCTTTCAGCATCTGTTTTTGGAGACTTAATAATATTCCTTAAATATCCAGGTAATGATAGTTCATATGTTTTTGACTGAACAAAAGAAGACAATGGGCCCGCACTAACATCAACAAACACAGGGTCTATAAAAGTGTACTTCCAGGGGATTTCTCTTTTTTCTACAATTTCTGTATTTATATCTTGAATAATAAGATCTGGAGCTCCAACAGCCCTATATAATCTATCTGTTGCTTTAATACTTAATTTTCCTGTTTGCCTATTAATAATAATATTGCCTGTTTTATATAGATTATTCAAAAATCTTTCAGACCTATCTTTTCCAGATATCTTTTTAAACCATGATCTGTAGAATCTTTCTATTCTTTTATTTTTATGACAGAGTCTTATTCCCTGAGCCCCAAAGTCGCCCATTAAGTCTATAACATTCTTTACTAGTCCAACTCGTTGATAGATTTCTTCTGCTTTAACCAATATCTCTTTGAGTTTAGTAGGAATAGCTTCCTTGGGTCTAAAATAGTCATAATCAGTACGTGTTAATCCTGGCCTACCGCTAGTATTCGTATCTAAATTAGAATAGTCTAAACTGTATCTTCGGCCAGCAGCTGTTGCTCTTTCTATAGACGTATACTCAGATAAAGACCCAGCAGATTGTTTAGACGCTTCGTTTTTACTCTCGATGTCTTCTCCCCAGGCAATAAAGGCTGGCTCATCTCGTGATTGTGCGTTTTTAATAATCTCATCTTTTGGTAGTCTTCGTTTGCTCATTTTTATAATTGTATTGCAATGTGATTGTGATTAGATTCTATTGATTTATATACACTTTTATTTATATATGCCGAAATAATTAGAAGAATTAGCAGAATCCGTGAACCAACTTGGCCCCTTATACATATTGCCCGTCTCCTTAGATACATTTCTCATATTGTCTCCAATAACTTCATATTCTACCTTTTGTAAAACTTTTGTCATTTGCCTAGCAAGCATATTAGCTATAATTAATGAGCTATATCTATCTTTCCTTAGTCTTCCTTTTCTTCCATTTCCTAATTTTACTTCTGGGGTATCCCACCTATCTCTAGCATTAGCCCCTGTGCTAGTTTGTGTCATAACAATTGTTGTTAATTCATTTTTTAATTCTTCAACCTCTAAAATACACTCACTCAAAGAGTCATATACATTATTGTTTAAGTCTGTTGATAGGATATCTTTTCCTTCTTGCGTTAATGTAAGACCTAATGTTAAATCGTCAAATTTAGGAAATAATAATATTTTATCTTCCATATCTTTTCTTAATCCATGATTAGCTTGTGCTGTCCAATCTGCTCTTGCAAACTGCACCAACTCCAATATGTGTAGTCCTTGTTGGTCATCCGTATCTTTTGGTTTGTCCACATCTATTATTGGCCAGATCAACTGTTCTCCATCTTGTGTTTTTAAAGGATCATGAAGAGCCTCTTCTATTGCTACTCCACCTCCCTGAGCATCCATACCTAACTTAATACAAGGAAAAATTTTCATTAAATCTCTAATCTTCCTAGCACAAAAAGCATAAAAATCATGATCTTTTACCAATCCTATTTTTTGTCTTTCTTTAAAATTATGCCTATTAGTTGTCCAACAATGAACCACCCTATTATGGTCTGGGTATATTTCTAAAATAACAATACTAAAATTATCCTGCTCTGATGCTGGATCCACCCCATAAATATATTCTTTAGTCGGATTCCCCTGAATAACACACTCAAATAAAACAGGGCCCGAGGTTGGACAAGATATGATTTTAGAATCAGATACAACACAGCTTTCTACTAAACTTCTTCTAAAGAACCCCTCACTATCTTCTGTAAAACATGCTGCGTATTCCATATTATATATACCTGTATGTATCGTAGCTTTTGCTCTAGCCACCTGTTTATCATCCATGAAGCCTTTTGGGATTAGCTCATAAGGCATCCTAATGACCGAGTAGTCCTTCCAATTAAAATTATCGGGAATCTCTCCATTAAATATTTCTTTTAATTTATAGGGCTCTCCACGGCTATTGATGATGGTTCTGTATCTATTCCAGTATTTAGCAAAATGCTTAAAAGCATAGTCTGCTGTACCAGCAATAATCGCTTGATTGCTCATTCTTGTATTTAGTTCTTCTAACTCAGCATTCCATAGACCTTGATCTTTCATAGCTTTCTTTTTTGCTTGTTCTTTAACATTCTGTATTGGACTAGCAGATACAGCTGCGAAACCAGCAACAACCGTTTCGTAAATATCTGGAGATATACTTGCAAATTCATCAGCTATAATAATATGGGCTCTTAATCCTCTAATTTTGGATCCATCTCCCATAGGAATAGCAATTGCCCAACTATCCCCATATCTCATAGTACATCTATCAACGTCTCTTCTTGGTCCATCATCATTACTATTAAAGACACTTCTAATAATTGGGGAATTCCTCCAAATATTTTCCATATATTCAAAGATTACTTTACTTTGTCTAAAAGCAGCTCCAACAATTACCACCTTAGTCCCCGGATAGAATATAGTCTTTAAGGTAGAATAAAGAGCTAAGATAAAACTTTTACCAAAACCTCTACTTGCTATAAACATAGGAAATGGTCTGGTCCAAAATTCCTGTAAAATTGCTACTTGTATAGGATGAAGCTCAATATCAAATAATAGCTTACATGTCATTCCAAAATATTTTGGATTTCTCATAATTCTAATAAGATGAATATCTGGATTTTCTATATCCTCCTCACTTCTTTGTATCATAATATTATTTATGACATCTATTTTAGAAGTATCTCCTAAATTTAACCAAGCATCTTCAAAAACTTTTTTACTGTTTGTATTTGGCATATATTCTTTTCATTATTGATAAAGCTATTTTTTGTGATGATGCAGGAGAACCACAGAATATAATATGGATATTATTGTTTATGATTAACTCCATTAAAAATTTAAGGATAAAGTCTGGTTTAATCTTGATGTTTTTCCACAGTTTTTCTGGTATTCCAGAACCAACCGGGTAGTTTGATAATTGGTCATATTCACACTCTATTAATAGAAAAGAATGTTTATATTTTGACATTCTCTCTATAACATCTTTGAATCTATCCTCCACCATATTATTTGCTATCTCAGCAATGTCTTTCTTTCTTTCTATACAGAGAATATCTTCTAGTCCCTCTATAGCATAATCCCCAGTATCAAGTTTTCTATGAGCTGTAGCATACCCCTCAAATAGCCAGGGTTGCTGCTCTCTAGTATCTACGACAATGGTAAAATTATGAACCATGATTATTATCTGCTACTATTCTGAGAAAGGTTGATGAATAAATCTCTTCTTGTCCTTTGATGCTTGAATGGTGATATTTACACAGGGTAATTCCATTCGATACATTAAATCTTAATCCTGGAAATTCTGCCCAATTCTTAATATGATGAGCATTTAGTTTATTTTTAATCTTACAGTTGGGCCACCTACAACAATAAGAATCTCTTTTATATACTTCTTTTCTCCATTTGATATATTGTGGATCTTTAAAATTTCTAAACATAAATATTATTTCTATCTGCATCAACCATCCCATGTACCAATTGCTCAAAAGATATATCTGGGGTCCAACCAAGATTTATTCTAGCTTTTCCTGAATCTCCTCTCAAATACTGAACCTCTGCTGGTCTAAATAGATCCTTATCAATTGTAATATATTTTTGAAAATCTCCCAAGTCACTATACTGAAAAGCCTCTATTAAAAAATCCTCTACTGATTTAGTTACTCCAGTAGAAATTACATAGTCGTCTGGAGTATCTTTCTGTAACATCATCCACATAGCCTTTACATAGTCTTTAGCGTGTCCCCAATCTCTTTTTGCAGAGATATTACCAAGTTTTAGCTTAGGGAATTTATTTTCTTCATCTGTTGACCAAACATCTACTAAATATAGGTTATCTTCTGATGATACTGTTTTATCTATACGGATCGCATGTTTCTCGCACCATGATAGGTATTCTCCTATCCATTTTGTTATTTTTCTAGTTACAAAATCACCTCCTCTTCTAGGAGACTCATGATTGAATAGTATCCCACAGCATCCAAAGATTCCATAACCCTCCCTGTATATTCTGGTCATATTATGAGCGGCTAGTTTCGATATTCCATAAGGGCTCTGTGGAAAAAAAGAGGTATTTTCATCTTGATATTTAGAACCATCCGCAGAATCTATATCATAGTTATATCCAAACATCTCGCTTGTGCTCGCTTGATAAAATCTTGTTGCAGGAGAAATATCTCTAATGTTCTCTAGTATATTGGTGACTCCAACAGTATTAACATTCAATGTTGTTGTTGGCTGATGAAAAGATGTTCCAACATGACTTTGAGCAGCAAGATTATAAAATTCATTTGGCTTTATTTCTTTAATAACTCTATGACAAGCAGCAGGATCCGTTAAGTCAAATTCAATTAATTTGAGCTGTGGGTTATCTAAAATATTTTTAATTCTTATTAAAGTATCAGTACTAGTTTTTCTATAAAGGCCAAAAACTTTATAATTATTTTCTAATAAAAATTCTGCTAGATACGACCCGTCTTGGCCAGTTATGCCCGTTATAATAGCTGTTTTATTATTTGTCATTGGGTTCCTCCTCTGGATTTAAAACACTGTCTGGAGTTAAAAAAGGTTTGTCTAATGATTGATTTGCAAATTGATGGTATCCTTCTAGTCCCACCCGTGCTTTGTCTGTTGCCATACTAATAATTTCCATTTCTCGTCCTTCTCTTTCTCTAACTGATTCATCCTCTAACATTCTTATTAATCCCACCCAACTACTTTTCCCATCCTCTATTCTTTTTATTCTTTGCTCTCTTGTTGCTTTGAGATCTTTGCTAATTTTTTGCTGTTCATTTAAAAGCTTCGTATATTCATTAGTATAATTAGCTATACTATTTCTTGCAAAACTTAATTGTGTTTCTAGATTCATTAGTCTCGCAGCATCTCTTGTAGCTTCTGGCTTATTATATTCAGCATCTACTGATTTTTGTAATTTTTCAGTATCTATTATGTGTCGTTTTCTATCTTTCATACTTCTATTAATTAATATGTCTATTGTTATAAATTGTTTTATTTGAAGTTCTTCTGCTGGTAAAACATCTTCTCTAAATTGTTTGATTAAATTTACCCACGTATCTTCAAAATATTGTAGTTCCCCACTCTCATTATCAAATTGCTTCTGAATTTCCCCCCAAAATGTTTTCACCTTTAATTTATCTTTTAAGTATTCAAGATCCTTTAATTCTTTTGTGTCAAGAAATAAATTGTTTTCTTTTATATATCTCTCAATGGGTCCCACAGTTCTATTTAGATTAGTGGCAATTATAGTGGGGCTCAAAGTAGAAATATTATCCCTAATATACTTTTGTTCTTCTGTACTTAGTTGACCTCTTTTTTTAGGAATATCAGTGGGTGTCATTTTGTTTTTTATTTTCTTCAATAATATTAATTATGGTCTTTTTTAATTGGACTAACTCTGCTCGTGGAATTTTGATGCCGTGTTTTAGTTTTAAATAATTTGGTCGGTCTATAAGTGGTATATTATTTTCTATTATTTTTATAATTTCTTCATTCTCTATATTTTCAACAAAATTATGATTCTCTTTAGTGAGATTATAATCTTCCATCTGTTGGGGGGCCATAATATTTTTTTTATTTTCATTTCTAAGGGCCCAAGTTTGATATAGGGGGCACTCTTGTTTGTCACAAAATTTCCCACACTCATTTGATGAAACCTTTAATAGGGGATCATAAAACTCACACTTAAAACAGGGTTTATCTGGTCTTTGATAGTTGTCTCTTTTAAAATTAAATAATCTATTCCTAATGTGGGTCCACAAGAAATTTTCAAGAGGTCTACTAGAATCATAGTTCTCTAGGGACTCTAAAGCAAATATAGTTGCTTGTTGTTTCATATCTTCAAAACTGTGATATCCAAATCTAAATTTGTGTCCTAATTTTTTAGTAACAGTGTCTACCGCTGATATAAAGTCTTCATCAGATATATTGTGGGGTAGTTTAGATTTGATCTTTTTGGGGATCTTGGGTATCTTGGGGGTTTTGGGTGGTATCTTTTTCTTCGGTGGGGTCATCTAGTAGTTCTGCTATGGTTTTTCCTGAAATAGCTGTTAAATCGTCTGATACGTCCAAGGTGGTGCTGCTTTTAACAGTTAGAATAGATGGGACATAATTGAAATTGGTCATATAAAAATCTCTTGCGTTAATGGGCCAACCTGCTATAATAGTAATGTGGTATACACCTATGTCTAGTTTTAAGGAGTTTTATATTGAGAAATACATATCATAAGTGGACAGATAATGAATTACAGTATGTTAAAGACAATTATATTTCTTTGAGTGATGATGAAATAGCGGAGACTTTAAGCAAAACTCTAAATGCTGAGATTTCTACCCCTATGGTTCGTCGTCAGAGGAGAAATTTATCTATTAAGAAGAGTAGGGGTCGAAGAAAAAAGATATTGGTGTCTAAAGATGTTCAAAATAGTGTTGTGGATATAAACAAAGGAAAGAATAATAATGTCTAATAAAGATATATTGGTAAATGATACTAAGATTTTTTTGAGGTGGTTGAGACAGAGATTGCACTATAAGTATGGAGAAGATGATGTTATATTAGGAAGATTGGATAATATTATTAGATATAAGAAGATAGTTGAGCAGGTTGTGGATGTTGGTGTTATTGATGAGATATGTAATAAATACTGGCCTAATTTTAGTGCTGATAATGATGCTAATCTGGATGGTCAGGTGTTGAATGATAAAGATAAGTCTGAGATTAGAAATCTTGTGATAGGAATCGCTGTGGATTTAAGTTCTTGTAACTAAGGGGGATTTAAGATGAATATTATTGATGGGGTGGGGGAAAATGTTAAGAAGAAGCCTTTTGGATATAGTTATTTTTTAGACATGTATGATTGTGAGGATACTACGGCGGATGATATGGAGTTGGTTTATAGATTTTTAGAAAGATTGGTTGATGAAATTGGAATGACTCGTATGACTCCTCCTATTGTTATTCATGGGCCAACTGATCATGGTAGGGAAATTTATGCAGATAAGTGGGGGGTTAGTGGGTGGGTGGGATTAATAGAGAGTGGAATTCAAATTCATGCTATAGAGGCAAAACATTTTATTAGTCTGGATGTCTATTCGTGTGCTGAATTTAAACCAGAGGTTGTATTAAACTTTGCTAAGAAAACTTTTGGGTTCAAGAAGCATGAGGCTCATTTCTTGGAGCGGGGAATTGATTATCATGAGTGATGGTAGTGATAATATGTCTCCTATAATGATGAAACCTGAAGTAAAACTTATTAGTGTTACTCCTGATGCAGAAAAGCATATGGCTTATTGTGCTCGGGTTAGCAAT